TGTAATTAGATTTCAACTATCTAATAATCTGCCAGTTACAGGAATAGTAGATTCAGATATGTGGGTATTGTTATTTAACAAAGTACCTACAATCCAAGAAGCTATTGATGAAGACTCAGATATATCTCAACAGCTATTTAAAACTAATTATGATCAGATAATTCATAAATATTATCTGTCACCAAAAGAATATATTAAAGGTCCAATTAAAAATGAATATATATTCTTACATCATACTGCCGGAAATAACAATCCTTTTGCTTGTGTTGATATGTGGAATAAAGATGATAGAGGAGCTATTGGAACTGAATTTGTTTTAGGTGGTAAAAATTGTCATAATGGTGATGCAAAATATGATGGTAGAATGCTTCAAGCTTTTCCAACGGGAAGTCAAGGATGGCATTTAGGTTTAACTAAATCAGGTTGGATGAATAGACACTCTGTAGGTTTAGAAATTTGTTGTATGGGACAACTTACTAAAAATTATAAAACCTATGTAGGAACAACGGCTCACCCAGATGAAATAACTACATTAAAAGAATCTTTTAGAGGATTTTTGCATTGGCATTCTTATTCAGAAAAACAAATTAAAGAAACTGAAAAGTGGATTAAGTATGTTGGTGAAAGAGATGGTATTGATATTAGAATAGGTTTAAAACAATTGATACAAAAATATGGTGCAACTAAAGGATTTGATTATCATGAAGATGCAGCAAGTGGTAAAATTAAAGGATTATTAACACATACCAATGTAAGAAAGGATAAGCTTGATTGCTATCCTCATCCTGATTTAGTTGATATGATAATGAGTTTAAAATAATGGCTATAGTAAACAAAGTAGATTTAAAATTACAAGTAGGTATTGATGAAACCATTAAGTATCAGATACTTACATATTGTTTTTTTGAAAATATTTTAATTAGTAATTCAGATCTTAAATGTTTAATGGAATTATCCAAACAACCAAAAGTTGAATTAACTAAATTTTGTATATTTTTGACTGAACAAGAAGTGTTTAAAAGTCCGCAATCAGCTAGAAATGCTTTAGCAAAAGCAGAAAAGAAAAAGTTAATTGTTAAAAATGGTGTAAATAAAAAAACTATTTCAATCAATAAAACTATTAATGTTCAAAATAATGGTTTGGTATTATTGGATTATAAAATATTAGGCCGTGAATCCCAAGAAGCATAAAGATTTTAAAGAGGGTATAGCTGAAGAAGTGGGTGTACATCCTCAAGTAGTAGATGATTTTATATCTTTTTATTATAGTAAACTTAGAAAAAAGTTATCAACACTAGAATATCCAAGAATAAATGTAGATGGGCTAGGGACCTTTTATTTAAGAAAAACTAAATTAGAAAACTCAATTAAAAAGAATAAAAGTACATTGGGTAACTTAGCTAAAAGAACGTACAATGGTTATGCTCAAAGTGAAAGTATACAGAATAATATTGAACAGATGTCTAAAGCATTAGAACAAATGGAAGCTGACATACTGAGTAAGAAAGAGTTTAAATCAAAATAAATTTTACAATATGGAAGGAAAATGGAAAAAATATTTAACAGCATTTAAAAATGCTGATCAAATAGTAGAAGGCATTAAGAATAACATATTTAAGAAAGAGCACATTGAAGCTGTTGCTACAGATAGATTTCAAATATGTATTAAATGTTCTTTGTTTGATGCTGCTGGAGATCATTGTTTAGCTCCAGGAACACAACCTTGTTGTTTAGATTGCGGATGCAGTCTTGCATTTAAAGTACGGTCATTATCAACTTCTTGTCCTAAAGGTTTTTGGGATTCACTAATGACTGAAGAATTAGAAGAAAAAGTAAATCAACAAATTAAAAATTAAAATTATGACAGTATCAGAAATAGTAAATGATCTTTTAAAGCATAATATGATTACAGCAGAAGCGGCATTGGTTTTGTTAAGAGCAGAATCTCAAACAAGTATTAATAATGTTAATATGATACCGCAAAGTAATCAAGTATTTCAACCTTATCATGGTAATATAGCTAATCCATTTCATGTTTCTGCAAATACTACAGAATTAAGTGCAGGAGCAAAAGAACTTATAAATTTAAAATAATGGCTATTATATTTAAAGAAGACGGACATACTTATGAAAGTATAGAAGAGGATAATATTGAATGGTTAAGTGTTACATCACTTGTTGGTAAGTTTAAACCTAAATTTGATAAAGAAAGTCAAGCAAAAAAATCTGCAAAGAATAAAAATTCTAAGTGGTATGGTATGACTGCAGAACAAATATTACAAGCTTGGGATAATGAGACTGAAAGAGCAATTAACCTTGGTAACTTTTATCATAATCAAAGAGAATCTGACATGCTTGATTTTAAAACAATTGAGCGTAATGGAACTGAAGTACCAATTATTAAACCTCTTATAAATGAGAATGGTATAAAATTAGCACCAAATCAAAAGTTAACTGATGGTGTATATCCAGAGCATTTAGTTTATTTAAAATCTGTTGGACTTTGCGGTCAAGCAGATGTTGTAGAAGTTGTTGATGGTTATATTAATATCAATGATTATAAGACTAATAAAGAAATTAAAGAAAAAGGATATACTAATTGGGAAGGTATTACAAGTAAAATGTTTAAACCTATTAATCACTTAGATGATTGTAATTTAATTCATTATTCACTACAGCTCAGTATTTATGCGTATATTATTAAGAAGCACAATCCTTCTTTAAAGATTGGTAAACTTACAATTCAACATGTTAAGTTTAAACAGATTGGTGAAGATGAAAATGGATATCCAATAAATGAACATTATAATGGAGAACCTATTCTAGATGAAATCAAGATGTATGAAGTTCCTTATTTAAAGGATGAAGTTAATTCATTAATAATGTGGTTAAAAGATAATAAATAAAATTATGGCAAGTGTAGCAATTACTCAAGTGTATTTAATGCAAGCAACTGCATCTAATACAGGTACTCCAATAAATTCATATTGGAATACAAATAGTACAGCAGAAATGAATATAGATCCTGCACAAATTACTGCAGTATCTTATGTTTGGGATTCGGTAGCAAACAACTTTATACCAGGTATAATACAAATCTATTTATTTGGTATTATAACACCAATTTATAGCACAAACAGTTATGCATCAGTAGTTGCATATATGAACCCTTAAAACTTAATTATGTTAGTAAGACTATTTGACATCCAGAACAGTAAAGTAATTCCATCAGAACATTGCTATGCTTTACCTTTTTTAAAGGCTATTATGGAAACTTATCCTGATAGTTATTTAAAAATTTATCAATATATATTTTACATGAGTTGTCCTGATCCAGATCTGAATCCATTTTTCAATATACCTGAACATGAAAAAGAGGATATCATTATTGAAGAAGTTCAATTAGAAGATTCACCAGAGGATCCTAAAATAAGATATGCATTAGATATGTGTTATAAGTTATATGAAACACCTACCTTTAGAGCTTACAAAGGTATTAAGTCAATGCTTGATAGATTAGCTAAATACATGGAAGTAACTGCTATTGAACACGGTAGGGATGGTAATATAAACTCTTTGGTAAATGCTGCAGCAAAATTTGAGCAAATTAGACAATCATATAAAGGGGCTCTTATTGATATGAAACAAGAACAAGAAAGTTCTGTACGTGGTGGAGCCGGATTAGCTTATGACCAATTATAATAAACCATTAAATCAAAAAATATGATACAACAAGTAATTCCAATAGGAAAAAAATTATTGATTAAGCAAAAAAAAGCTGAAACATTTTATAAGAATACAAACATCATCATACCTGAAGCAGCACAAAAAACAGAAAATAAAGGCACTGTTGTTGCTATAGGTGAAGGTATTACGGAAATTAAAATTGGAGATGAAGTGCAATACAGTGAGCATTGTTTACCAACAAAAATGATGCATGATGATGAAGAACATTTACTGATCCATGAAGGTGATGTATATGCTAAATTTAAGTATGTATAAATCTATACCAACATATAAAGATAATTCTTGGACAACTACAGAATTTGAAACTAGACAAGATTTTATAGATTATGTTTTAAGTATATTTAGTGTTCCTGGTCATTATGAGTTTAATAAACTTTCTTTCAAGTTTAATGAACAAGCTCAAATATTTAATGACCAGGGATTCTATTGCAATAAACCATTTAGATCTAAAGATTTTAATGAATACTGGGAAGATCAAAAAAACAAATGTAGACAAGGAGTTATTTACAATGATGGTGATAAAAGCTGGTACTTAACTAGAGATTATTACATGTGGTTAAACTTTCTTCCAATCTTTGACAAAGAAGAAAAGAAGTATGGTTTTGCTAAAGTACGTGATGCTCAGTATCATATGGCATTATATGAAATACTTGCAGAACTACATTATAAACATTCAGCTATATTAAAGAAACGTCAAATTGCATCTTCTTATTTTCATATGGGTAAGATTATAAATACCTATTGGTTTGAAGAAGGAAGTATTTGTAAGATTGGTGCATCACTTAAAGATTATATAAATGATAAAGGTTCATGGAAATTTTTAGAAGAATATAAAACATTTTTAAATGAACATACTGCTTGGTATAGACCAAGTAATCCTGAAAAAGTTTTACTATGGCAACAACAGATTGAAGTTAAAATTGGTAATAGAAAAACAGCAAGAGGATTAAAATCAAAAATACAAGGAGCTTCATTTGAAAAAAATGCAACTACTGGAGTAGGGGGACCATGTACTTACTTCTTTCATGAAGAAGCTGGGATTGCTTCAAAGATGTCTGAGACATATGAATACTTGCGTCCTGCAATGTCTTCTGGTATGATTACTACAGGTATGTTTATTGCTGCCGGATCAGTGGGAGATTTAGAACAATGTAATCCTTTGAAAGAAATGATTACTAATCCAGCAGCAAATGATATATATGCCGTTGAAACTGATCTTATTGATGCAGATGGTACAATAGGGATGGCTGGTTTATTTATTCCAGAACAATGGTCAATGCCTCCATTTATTGATGACTATGGAAACTCATTGGTAAAAGAAGCTGAACAGGCAATTGCTGAAGAAAGAGAAAAATGGAAGAATGAATTAAATGGTGAACAGTTCCAATTAAGGATATCTCAGAAACCTTTAAATATTGCTGAAGCATTTGCATATAGAAAAGCATCTGTATTTCCACAAGGTATTCTTAGTAAACAACAGAAAAAGATAGAAGAAAAAGAATATCCTTATGAACTCATTGAATTAGATAGAGATGAAAAAGGAATTTTTGCAAAAAGAACAAATAAACTTCCAATTAGTAGATTTCCTGTAGACAAAAAACAAGTGGATAAGACAGGAAGTATTGTTGTTTGGGAACGTCCTGTCAAAAGCCCTGAGTTTGGGGCTTATTACGCCTCTATTGACCCCGTATCAGAAGGTAAGACAACTACTTCTGATTCCTTATGTAGTATCTTTGTTTATAAGAATGCAACAGAGGTTACAAGAACTATGATATCCGGAGATGTAGAACAGTTTTTAGAAAAGGATAAGATTGTAGCATCATGGTGTGGTAGATTTGATGATATTAATAAAACACATGAAAGATTAGAATTAATTATAGAATGGTATAATGCTTGGACTATAGTTGAGAATAACATATCTTTGTTTATACAACATATGATTTCTAGAAAGAAACAAAGATACTTAGTACCTAAACAACAAATATTATTCTTAAAAGATCTTGGTTCAAACAATACTGTATATCAAGAGTATGGATG